TACCCCCGCCATACGGTGGGGGTTTGGTATTATAGGTGCATACGAGACAAACTCTATGGCAGTTCAACACGAAATCAAATCCCAACTTGCCAAACTTCTTGCTACAGAAGACTTGATTGTAGAACATAAGAATTGCGAGACCGCTTGCTTTAATGTTCATACCCGCGTCCTAACGCTTCCAATGTGGGAGAAGGCAAGCAACACCGTATATGACCTTCTGGTGGGACATGAAGTGGGTCATGCATTATTCACACCAGATGAAAACTGGTTAGAGAAGGTAGCAGTTCCTCCCCAGTTTGTGAATGTGGTTGAGGATGCTCGCATTGAAAAGATGATGAAGCGCAAATATGCCGGACTAGCAAAAACTTTCTACCATGGCTACAAGGAATTACAAGCAGAAGACTTTTTCTCTATATCTGACAGCAACGTTGCTGATCTTAATCTTGCTGATCGTGCAAATCTATACTTTAAGGTCGGTAATTTTGTAGACATTTCTTTTACTGAAGATGAGATGGCAATCATTCGTATTATCGAAGATTGTGAAACTTTTGATGAAGTATTGCAAGCAGCAGAAGAACTATATTTGTTCTGTAAGAATGAGAAAGAAGAGAAGGTAGATGATATGGAAATGCCACCAGAGATTGGTGGTGAGTCTGATCAACCAGCAAGTGAATTTGCAGATATTGAACCTACTGAGTCTGAAGGATCTGGTGATGATACTGATGATAATGAAATGACAAATCAACAACCATCATCTTCAGGTGATTATGATGATGAACTTGAAGTCATGACTGCTGATGCTCTACAAGAAAGGATTGAATCTCTTGTAGATAGTGGTGCGATTGATAATGTATATGTTGAGGTTCCAAAGGTTAATCTTGATACAGTGATTGCCAAGAATGATGAAGTACATTATGAGATTGATCGTTACTTCAATCATCAACAAACAAAGTTTCAGGAAATTGATGTATTTGGAGAGGTTGATGCTGAGTTTATTAAATTCAAACGTTCTGCTCAGAAAGAAGTTAATTATCTTGTTAAAGAGTTTGAGTGTAAGAAAGCAGCAGACTCTTATGCTCGTGCTACCACAGCACGTACAGGTGTCTTAGATACAACTAAACTGCATACCTACAAATACAACGAAGATCTGTTCAGGAAAGTCACAACTCTTGCTGATGGTAAAAGTCATGGACTAGTTTTTATTCTTGATTGGTCTGGTTCTATGAGCCGTGTTTTATTAGATACTTGCAAGCAGATGTTTAATCTCATCTGGTTCTGTAAGAAGGTTGGTATTCCTTTTGATGTTTATGCGTTTACCAATGAATGGGAACGTCCAGCATTTGATCTCAATAACGGAGAAGTTATCAAACCTGCAAAAATTGGAGACCGCACGGATAAGAAAGAATATACTCTAGCAATTAATGATGATTTTTCTTTGATGAATCTTCTTACGAGTAAGGTGAGTGGTAAAGAAATGGAGCAGCAGATGAAGAACATCTGGCGTGTTGCTACTTATCACAATAGTTACTTTCAAGCAACTTTTGGAATCTCTCCACGATTGAGTCTTTCTGGAACTCCTTTGAATGAATCTCTTATTTCTCTTCATGAAATCCTTCCTAAGTTTCAAAAAGATAATAAACTGCAGAAAGTTCAGTGTGTTATTTTAACTGATGGTGAAGCAAATGATGTTGGGTATAATGTAGAAATTATCAGACCCAATACTCGATATATGGGTCAACGTAGAATTCACCCTGGGCATGGATTTCTTCGTGATCGTAAAACTGGAAACACATATAAGTTTGACTATGGGTGGCACACCTTTACTCAAACTCTATTGACAAATATGCGCGATAAGTTTCCATCAGTAAACTTTATTGGTATGCGTGTTTTGGAAAGTCGTAATGCTAATGATTTTATTAAACTATATTATGATTATGGAACTGATGAGTATGATAGAGTTTATCTTGATTGGAGGAAAACTAAAAGTTTCTGCATTAAGAAGTCTGGGTATCATGCATACTTTGGGTTGTCGGCAACTTCACTCTCACAAGATTCTGAGTTTGAGGTTGATGATGGTGCAACAAAAGCAAAGATCAAATCTGCTTTCCTCAAATCTTTAAAGACAAAGAAACTAAATAAAAAAGTTCTCGGTGAATTTATTTCTTTGGTGGCATGAACTGGAAAGAAATCGCACTTCAAAGTGAAACTAACCCCAAGGTCCGCAAGGTTCTTTTAGAGGGTCCTAAGAAATTGACAGATGCATGGTTACTAGCTGCAATGAAATTTAAGTATGGACGGTTTGAAAAGTGACCCATGATGGTTTGAGATACTTCTTTTTTGCCCTATAATAACTTCAGTACAAACAAACAACATGTCCCTCTCACCTGAGTTCATTCGCACTTCCCTTCAGGGATTGTATGGTGAGTCTGTTGCTGCTGCTGATATTCGTGCCTGGTGTGCTATGAATGGTGCGAACTATCAAACTGTCACCAACAAACTCACTGATTACAAAACTAGTCGTGGAAAGTGGAACTTGACCGTCCAAGAAAAACTAGAACAAACTTATCAGGCACCACCTGCTATGCCTGCTGTTGAACAAAACCTTATTCCTGCAAAAGATGATACCTTCGTCAGCTTTGGTAACTTCGCTGATATTAAAAAGATTATTAAGTCCGGTCTGTTCTATCCAACGTTCATTACGGGTCTTTCGGGTAATGGTAAAACGTTCTCTGTGGAACAGGCATGTGCTCAGACAAAACGAGAACTTATCCGTGTAAACATCACAATCGAAACAGATGAAGATGATCTTATTGGCGGTTTCCGTCTTGTTAATGGAGAAACCGTCTGGCACAATGGACCAGTCACTGAAGCACTCCAACGTGGAGCAATCTTGCTCCTTGACGAAATCGACCTTGCCTCAAACAAAATCCTTTGTCTCCAGTCTATTCTCGAAGGAAAAGGAGTTTTCCTCAAGAAGATTGGCAAATTCATTACGCCCGCAGAAGGTTTCAACGTATTCGCAACCGCCAATACCAAAGGTAAAGGAAGTGACGACGGACGATTCATTGGCACTAACGTGCTCAACGAAGCATTCCTTGAGCGATTCCCTGTAACCTTTGAGCAGTCTTATCCTGCCACTGCGGTAGAGCAGAAGATCCTTATGGCACTCTGTAGTGATACAGACTTCTGTAAGCGTCTCTGTGATTGGGCAGACATCATCCGTAAGACATTCTATGATGGTGGCATCGAAGAGATTATTAGCACCCGTCGCCTGGTCCATATCGTTCGTGCATACAGCATCTTCAATGATAAGGCAAAGGCAATTCAGGTTTGTGTAAATCGTTTTGATGATGAAACCAAGCAAGCATTCTTGGAACTGTATGACAAGGTTGATGCAGATTTCCAGATGCCAATTGACGCGGAGGTACAATCCTGATATAATATGACTAACTCATGGTCCTTTCTATTTGACGAATTAAATATGTCTAATCAAGATTATTGGAAAGAAGACGGATTCAGTTTGACAGGTAATCCTGGAACTGCATCTCAAGACGCCATTAATGTATTTCGTGGTTCTGGTCTTCTAGGTGGTGTGGGTGATGATCACATCTCATTCATTGGCAATGATGCTCGACCAGCAGCACAAGTTTCCTTTCCCCCTGGGGAAGAAGATACTATTACTTTTAATATGAATCAACCCTCAAAATTAACATCCAAACCTTCAACTAACACTAAGCAAAAGTATAGTGAAGATGTAATCATTAAAGAACTAAAAGATTACATCACTAGAACATATGATCAGCATTATTCTGCTGGTGATGATAAGATTCAAACTCTTGATCTTATTGAAGCTTGTGGTGATGGTGAGGCATTCTGCCGCAGTAACATCCTCAAGTATGCGTCACGATATGATAAAAAGGGTACTGCCCGTCGTGACATTATGAAGATTCTGCATTATGCTGTCCTTCTAATGCATTTCAATGACAAGAATGCAAAATGTGAAACCTACCCTCAGTGATGAAAATCCGCAACCCTATGAAATTATCTGACAAAACTATTTCAGTTCTAAATAACTTCTCTTCAATCAATCAATCAATTTTGTTTAAAGAGGGTAGTAAACTTCGCACTATTAGTGTGATGAAAAATATTCTTGCTGAGGCAACTGTTACAGAAGAGTTTATGAAAGACTTTGGGATTTATGATCTCAATCAATTCCTAAATGGATTGAGTCTTCATTCAAGTCCCGAACTTGATTTTGCTAATGATGGGTATGTAATGATCCGTGAAGGTAGATCACGTTCTAAGTATTTCTTTGCTGATCCTAATGTTATTGTAACTCCCCCTGAAAAGGCAATTAACCTTCCTAGTGAGGATGTAACATTTGAATTGAGTACAGAGCAATTAAATTCATTACTCAAAGCCTCTGCTGTATATCAACTTCCAGATCTTTCTGCTGTTGGTGAGAATGGTGTTGTTAAACTTGTTGTTCGCGACAAGAAGAATGATACATCTAATGATTATGCCGTAGTCGTTGGTGAAACAGAATCTACATTCTCTTTCAACTTTAAGGTAGAGAATATCAAAGTCCTTCCTGGAACTTATGAAGTAGTTGTGTCACAAAAACTTTTGTCACGATTCACTTCTAAGAACCATGATCTGACCTATTATATTGCTTTAGAACCTGATTCAACATTCGGATGAATATCTTTGTGACCTCTCCCAGTCCTTGGGAGTCTGCCAGGGTTCTCCCTGACAAGCACATCGTCAAGATGCCTCTAGAGACATGTCAGATGCTTGCTATCGTATGCTCTGACAAATGGGGTCATAACTTCGGCACTCTTCCTAGAGCAGACGGTACTCCCTATGCTACTGAGAAGGGTGCTTTTCGTAATCACCCCTGTACTATTTGGGCAAATGAGTTTGTGACTAACTGGCAGTGGTTGCTTGCTCACGGACTTGCTATGTGTGACGAGTACACTGCTCGCTACGGTAAGGTCCACACCTGCCAGAAGACGCTCTTAGCAGCAAAGGAGATACTTCCTACAGCAGACCCTCAAGGTCGCAGTGGAAAGGATACAACACCCTTTGTCTTTGCAGGACCTGATGAGTTCAAGTATGATACGAGCATTGATATTTTCACTGCTTACAAGATGTATATCTCATCTAAACCATGGGTGAAGGATAATTACCTTCGTA